AAAATTTATTAAAAAAGTATCAAAAATTATTAATATAATTACTTAATTTCAAAAACAAATATTAAATATAATTATTTGTTCTGTCACAGATAAGTAATTCTGTATATGATAACTATTTGTACAAATACAAATATTAATCTCATTCTCCAAAGTTAAAAAGATTGCTAAATAATATTTTTGCAATTTTTAAAGTATACATATAGTATTTAACAATTTTTTTTTATAGGTAATTTTTTGGATTTTTCAAAATGTTGTATATCATTATCAAATTATAGAATATGTGCAAAAAATACTCATTATCAGATATACACACCACAAGTATAAATACACACCTTGTTAAGAATAGTTCTGAATATAACTTAAATATTGTGCAAGTTTTGTGTTCTTTATTCAAAAAAAAATATAAAAGTTTTTATATTTACAAATGAAAGTGTTAACTTTTGAAAATATTGACTCATTAAAAATGAGAGGATATTTTGTTGACTCACTTGAAAATAGAAGTAATAATATAAGTTTTGATTGTTTAAAAAAATTAAATATGTACAATATTCCCTCAACACCTTATTTGTATTTATTTAGAGATATAAATCATCAAACTATGTTAAATTTAAAAAAATTTATATGTTTAAAATGGAAAACAATTTCAGTATCATTAAACGATACCGATATTAAAGATTTTAAAAACTCTAATATAGAGGATATATGTAAATTTTTTATAAATAATGATACTCAAAAACATAGACTATATTTTTTTATTGAAATAATCCATCAATATTTTTTTCCTTAAATATAAAAAATTACTATGTATAATTTTATATTAAAAATTGTTTTTTTTTTCTTCAAATAATATAATGTTACCACCCAATACTAATAATCATAAAGAACGAAGTTCTATATTTGGATTACATGGATTATATGATATAATTGAAGGTAGAAGAAAATTATTTGTTCCAAATAAAATGGATATTGTAAATAGTCCAAGTATTAATGTAGATAGTTTAGCAGATAGAAAAGCTTTTATAGAAACTATAAAAGAAGACTATAACTCTAAACCTGTAATAATTACACGTAAAAGAATAAAAAAAGAATATATACAGGCTTTACTTAATAGAAAACAAAATCAATTATAAATTACAAATTGTAAATTATAATTTATAATTTATCTGTATCATAATAATATAAATCTGATATATCTAAATCATCTTCACTATCTGATTCTTGTTCATCTTTTTCTTGAATAATAACATCAATATTATTTTGAAATATATGTAACATTTCTGTTATAAAATTTTTATAACCTAAATGATGTGTTATTAATAAGGGTTTATCATATAGTAATGTATCTAATACAAATTCTTCACATTTATCTATTAATTCTTCTGTTCTATAAATAATTTCTGAATCTTTTGTATTATTAATATAATCTTCATCTATTGAAATTTCTTTCTTTTGAGTTGAAATATTTTGTTTTTTATATTCTGCGAATGTTGTTTTTTTACCACTTTTTATTGCATTTAGAAAATCCATTGATTTTGATATCATAAGTTTATTTGATTATTATTAATAAATTAATTATCTCTTAAATGCTAATTTTCAATACTATTGTATAATTTAATTATATTAGATACAAAATCACTTCTTTTTATATCTATGTCTTCCAATTTTACTATACCAATCTTATTTTGATACATTATATGAGGCAATTCATACATATTATTGAATAATTTAATTATATTGGTCAATCCATTCTCAGTATCTATATTAGTTAAATCACATTGTGTTGTATCCCCAGTTATAAAAACTTTTGTATTTGTACCAATACGTGTTAAAAGCATTTTCATTTGATTTGGAGTACTATTTTGCATTTCATCTGCTATAACTATACAATTATCAAATGTACGTCCTCGCATAAATCCTAATGGTATTAATTCAATTTTTCCAGTATTTATTAATTGAACTAATCTCGATTTATCTGTTTCTTTTTCAAAAGTGTCAAATAATGGCGATAACCATGGTTTAATTTTATCATTTATTTCACCTGGTAAGAATCCTAAATTTTCATTTTCTACTGATACAAGCGGCCGAGTTAAAATAATTTTTTCAATTTTATTTTCAATAAGATTTTTATAAGCTGTTTTACAAGCTAAAAATGTTTTACCAGTACCTGCAACACCATGAGCAATAACTAAATCTAAATTATTATTTAATAAATCTTGATATTTTTGCTGTTTTGTTGTTAATGTAATATGGTTATTTAAATTATTAATTTTCAATCCATATGTAATACATACATTTAATAATAAATATGAAATATTAACTAAATACATTTTTCTTCACACAAATCTTCTAGATCATACAATAACATACTAGTAGATGTATTTAAATTCATTTTTTTTAAATTATTTAGTAGATCTTTACATATCAAACTATAATTATTATTTGATATTAATGTTATATATATATTAATAACCATATATGGTTTATAGTCTAATAAATTTTCAATTTTTTTCTTTAATGTATCATAACTAATAGTATTTGTTAAATATAATTTAGCTAAAAATATACCACATGTTTTCATTTCTAAATTTACAAGATTACTATTATGAATTGTGTCAATTATTATATTTTGATCAGTATTAGGTATCAATTTAAACATATCTAATAATAAGTCTACATTATTTACATTTGTATTTTTTAATATTGTAAAAAATATCTTATTAAATTCTTTTTTCCAATGATTATTTACTATATTTTCAAATTTTAATAAACATTTGTCTTTATTTGATATTGATATAATATTTATTGTATGTATTAAATCTCTTTTTATTAATTCATTTTCAGGTAATAATTCTACCAAATTATTAATTTTTTCTATTACTTCATTATTTGGTTCTATAGAATTATCATAAGAATTAATAACATTTTCTAATAATGTAGTCATAATTCTATTATAATATTAATTTAAATTATATTTGAATATTTAAACATATTTTTTAATATGCATGTATAATTACAACTTTATTCAATATAAAAATTACTTCTTAAACTTTCAATTATTATACATTTGGAATTATACATATATTTATTAATATATTGATGACATTTTTATACACACATATTTTTTATTAATATATTTGATGACATTTATATACACATATTTTTATTAATATATTGATGACATTATATTATATGTTTATATTTATAATAAAAAAATTATTAATAGTAATGATTCATATTAATTATATAAATAAATTTGCGGATATTTATACTGAAATTTATAAATTATTAATTATATGTTCTTGTAAATTTGTACCAAATACTTTAGACTATACATTATTATCTTCACAAATTAAACAAAAAATTAATGAATTTAATAATTTACAAAATAATTATTTAGATGTAATTGAAACAACATTTGAAAAGAAGATAATTTTTGAATCTGTTGATTGGAAAAATTATATTAAAATTGTAAATTCTGAATATAATTATTTAAATTTTAATATTAAATTTTATGTTGATTACCCAAATTTGAATAAATATGGAATTATAATTCAAGAAAGAAATTATGAGCAACATTACACTTTTACTCAAAATTCATCAAATATCAGTAATCAAAAAATTATATTAACAAATAATATACATATTATTATCAATGATGAAATTATAGATGAAATTAGAAAAGGTCATATACCAAATAATGGAAGAATTAGAATATCATATAATAATTCAAAACATATTTTACTAAGAATTCCATTTCACAAAGATAGACTTTTTATACAAAATATTGATTGGGTAAACTCAGTTATAACAAGTATGGAAATGGAATTTGAAAAATTCTTAAATTTTTCAAATACAGAAAATAATAATAAAAAAACAACACAAATACATCAAAAACAAAAAATAATAGATACAAATAAATTAACATACACAAATAATAGTAATAATAGTAATAATTCATATTCAAGAACAAACACATGTTTTAATCTATAATTAATAATACATTTTGTATTATACAATATTAAAAGACAACTATCTATTTAAAGATAGAACACTTTTATACATCTTAATATTTACATATATTATTCAAATGAATCATACGGAATATCATACTATATATAACAACTTTCGTTATAAGAATATATTGACGGATACTTATCGATGTTAAGATAATAAATTTTTATACATCTCATTTTTATATTTTTGATTCAAAATATATTTAATTATTTGTATTAAAATATTCAACTATAGTACAATAATGTACTCAAATTATAATGAGTTTCACTTTATAATAATATTATAAGGCGCTTCTCGGGATTTAAATAAGAAAGTTTTATACATTCTTGAATTTTATGTATTTTATTGAAAAAGTAAATGAACAATAATATGTACTATTATTTATAAAGAAATTATATATTCCTTTTTATATAGTAATTTGTTTTATATAATATACGTAATAATTAATACACTTCTAATATTGTTTTGGAATTATTATAAATAGTATATTATAATAGAATGTATCTTTTTTCTCTAGACTATAATAGGTAATTCTACATTACTTAAAATAACTAAAAATTTATAACAAATCTATCATTAAAATAAAGGAAATATGAACACGAACGGAATCAATTCCGTTCCGACAGATAAGGGTATGTATTTTTTTTTTTTTACATTTCTTTTTTTTTTCTTATTTTGTTTTATAAGATTTATATATTAATAATAATAATAAATAATATAATATATCGAAATAAATTATACTTCTCTAAAAAATGGATTATTACTAAAAATATGGATTTTCGATAGCTATAAAAAAAATAAGAAAAAAAAAAAGAAATGTTAAAAAAAAAAATACATACCCTCTATGTGTCGGAACGGAATTGATTCCGTTCGTGTTCAAAATTACGTTGTTGAAACGTATCATTTACTATAAAATTAATATAATTTTATAAATCGTAACCATACCTATTATTGTATAGAGAAAAAAGATACATCCAATTCGAATAATATTTATACAAATATTTTACATTTATATAAATGTAATAAAATTTACTATTCATTTACAACATTATTATTATATTTAATATTTATAGACAAAATACTCATGAATAAATAGTTAAAAAAGTTACATTCTTGTTAAATTGTAGTAATATTGAAAAATTGTTTACATTTTTAAAATGTAAGAAAAAATAGTATAATATATGTGATGATATACTAATAAATTTTTTATATGAAAGATTTCTGAATATAAATAGAGAAAAAACAAGCATTATTATATTGTATAATTATTTTATACAAAAACAAAAAAAGAAAGATCAATCTAGAGAATATTTTTTATTTATTTTTAAAAGCATCTTTAATATGTTTTTTCAATTTTTGTTTTTTAGAACCAAACAATTTAAATTGTTTTTCAATAAATTCGAATGATAAATGATATTTAATTTTTATCATACTAATATATTCCTTTTGTGTTGAAGATACCGATTTTGAATTATTGATTGTATTTATAATATTTAATATTGAATCTCTGTGTTCTAGTGACAACCAAGATTTATCTAATTTATTTGTAATAGTAAATTTAGGAAAAGCTGTCCTAAAATATTTCTGTTTTTTGTTTTTATTTAATTTATGTAAGTTAGATAATAACGTATTTTGCATATCTGTTGCTTCATAATTTAAACTATCCATATCAGACAAATATTTTGAGTATTTTTCAATCGTTGATATATTATTAGATGTTTTACAATAATTAGTTAAAATTCCAAATTTGTAAAAATCTCTGTTTGTATTGATTAAATATTCTAAATTTGCATTATTTTTAGTTCCCAATAAATATTCCATTCCTTTGAAAGGATTTTGTAAAGCAACATAAGTATCTTTATCATAATTTTCTGATTTAAATAAACACATATTCTTAATAATTCTTAAATCGTTCAAATTATTATCAATTAGATTAAAAATATAATTTGATGCATTTCTTTTTTTTGCAAAATTTTTAATAGCAATTTTATTATATAAATCAAATTTTATAGACACACTATATTTTTTTAATGAAGGTATATTATCAGAATATGGGTTAACACAAATCAAAATAAGAATTGTACTCTTCTTTTTATTTTTAATCAAAGATATTACATTTTTAATACATTTTGAATCTGCACTTTCTAAGTTATCTATTACTATACCTTGTTTTGGATTATTTTTTACTGCATGTATAATATTGGATATTTCATTTGTTTCTAATGGACAACTTAAATAATGATTATAATCTAATTTAGTTATCTTTTTAATAAACTTTCTCACAAAAATTGTTTTACCAGTACCATACTCACCAAATATTAATGGAACTTCATTATTCTGTAAAGTATTCAAAACAATAGATTCACACATTTTATTCTTAGCTTATATTTATATTTATATTT